GGCACCTACCGCATCTTTAAGTAAGAAGACAGCTAAGTTAACTCCTGCGGGCCATAACTCAGTGTCTACTGCAGCCTGACTAAAATCTACACTTCCTATACTGCTAGCTCCTGGGTTTAAAGTAAATATTACTGTATCCCCAGGAATTAGTGCAGGAGGACCTCCAGCATCAAATATAGTCTTAAGCTTAGCCGAGAATATAGTAGGGGTAGTAATAGTTATAAAGGTAGTAATAGGTAGCCTTGCTGCTCCTACATACTCTATACATGTAATCCGGGGGCCTACACAGTATAAATCAGGAGTAAAATCTATAGTTCCTAATCCTGCACCTGCTAAACTACCTCCCCAGTTAAGTATTACTTCTTGAGTGTAAGCCCCGGCAGCAGTAACTACTATGTTAGCAGTACCTAGCAATGTGCCATCGCTGTCATTAGCATCAATAACTATAGTAGTAGGAAATGACATTCCTGATACACTATCAATATTAATACCTATATGCATAGAAGTAGGGCGATTAGTACTATCGTTCCAGTTTAGCTTAGGTGGCCCGAAAGTAGATGTAGCTGCTCCAGCAGTACTAGCTATATTCCAGCTACCGGAAGCCCAAGTAAAATCTCCTCCATCCCATAAGGTAGATGCTAAGTGTGTAGAAGTACAAACTATAGGAGGTATAGGAACTACTTGATTAGTAATAGCGCTATAATGCATATTAAGGCCCCGTGTATAACCACTCGTTATCTGCTATCTTCTGGATAGACATAGTACGTCCATAAGGTACAGCAGTTCCGCTGGCTGGAGCTATAAGAGTCTGAGATCCTACAGCTGTAACTCCAGTAATACCTGCTGCGCCGGTAGCAATAAATACAGCTTCTTCCCCTACAGCATAAGCAGAGTTAGCTGCATCATCAATAGTAAATGCGCAACCGGCGGCATTAGTTACTTTAGTCTTATAGCCTATATAAGTAGTAGTTAATGTAAATGTAGTACCAGATATACCTACAGGAAAGATAGGAAAGAACCTGTCTCTTAATGTAAGCATTCTCTGATAGCCACCAGAAGGAGAGACTTCCTGATTCCACCCATAAATTGAAGAACCTGGGCCGCCTATGTATACTACTCCTCCATAAGGGTTAAGATATAAAGTACTAGCTGTGTCATAGCGAGACTTAGATTGGATTCGCTTAGGCCCAATAGCCATACCTGGCTCAGTCTCAGGATTGTCAGTACCTATAATAAGTGCTGCTACCTCAGAAGTCATATCTGGATCAGGCCCATCAAATAAGTTTTCGCACTGTACTTGGGGCTTCCATATGTTAGCATTGCAGTCTGTCATAGTAATTCCTCGTAATAAATAATTAAATAATTTAGCTGCCCACATCCGCTAAAGCTCCTGATCTAAGCTCCATGAATTCTTCCGCTGCGAATCTAGCTTGCATATTAGACTCTTCCATTTTACCTATCGCAGCGAATACTAATCTAGCTGCTTCATGGATAATAAAGAAAGGGTATTGCTCAGCTACCCAAGAGGCATACCCACTATCAGTTACAGTAGGTAATAGATAACAACCTACTAAAGCTTTAGTGAATGCTACAGAAGATCTTATCTCTAACATCCTTCCTGCTACATAGGCTATATCAGAGCGATTACACCCATAAGAATCTAAAGTCTCTTCTACAGATATAATCTCTATAGGTGTAGTCTGCTGCTCCTGGCTTGTAAAAGAATATCCATCATGTACTCTTTTAAAATACTTCCAAGATCTAAAACTACTCCATTGAGCGTGAGGGTCAAAGGACTGTAAGAAGTCAGAAGAAGGAAATTGAATACCTTCCTCATATATATCCTTACTATAGAAGTCACTCTTATGTGCTTTAAGTGTAGACTTCTTAACTGCAGATTTAGTCTCTGCTATTAGATCTCTGCGGGCAGTAATAATATATACTTCTTCAATCAATTCATCTAAAGTCATATTGACAGCCCTCTGTTAATAGCTATGCCGCCGCTTTTAATTAAAGGCTCAGGAGGAAACGAGGGGTATACAACAATAGCTGCTCCTGACTTACCTTTTTGCATTAGTTCATTACGCTTAGCTATGCGAGATAGCTGATCCCCTAATCCATCCATAATGTGTATAGAGTAAACTTGCATAGTTGCATCTTCTCCAGCTGTAAGTATATCATCCCAAGCTACAGACTCTATATCCATAGCCCCACTATAAGCAATACTAGAAGTAACTGATCCACTGTCATTACCGTTACTGTCTATTACCCGTAACTTAGAGAGTGTGTTATTAAGTCGACACTCAACTACATACACTCTACCATCTGCTACAGCAGTACCTACGCCAGAAGGTCCAACTCCAGAGGACTGTAAAGACCAGCCAGAAGAATTAAATCTTATCTGTAACTTATTGCTATCTCCTCTAAGTGCCCACCTAGAAGTACCATCTACAAAAAATAAAGATGCAGTTAAGTATACAGTACATGGTTGAGATATAGCAGGAGTAGGAGGATTAGGAGAAGTACGTATACCGCTAGCTCCTCCTCCCCCAGACTGCCAACAACGTCTACCGTTTCTAGACTGCTCTGTTAGCTTAGTAGTATCTCCAAATAAAGTATCTAAGTCCCAGTTAGCTGCTCCGTTACTTCCTGTATTATCTACAGATATTAACTGAGTACCTGCCCCTGAACCATCAACTCCGTTTTCGTCCCAAGCTACTACAGGATCAGCAAAAGCAGAAGCTAAAGTAGTAGCTCGTAGTAAGTTAGATATAGGGCCAGCGCCCGCTATAGTATTAGATGCCTTTAAGCCTACTTCATATTCAGTAGAGGGCTCTAATACACTCAGATCAAAAGTACTTGCCCCTGTAGGTATCTTTAACCAATTCCAGTCTCCAGATCCAGGTACTCTAAACGCTAAGAATAATTCATCCGTATCTGGTACAGATGGATTAGTGTAGTTAAGAGTAAGGCTGGCTATACCAGGTGTCAGGCTATTTAAAATAATTTGATTAGGTCTAGCCATACTTAACTCCAATTAGTAAATTGCTACAATATTATCTGCAGTGTGACCTGCTTCAGCTCCATAAACAGTATGAACGCCAATAGGTAACACTGTACCTGAAGGTACATTCTTAAAAGTAATCTGAACAGTGGGAGCTGCGGCCATACCTACGATAACATCTCCGAAAGTACCTACAAACAGACCTCTGCTAAACTCAGTTAACTCTACATTTGCGCCATTAGTAACTGCCTCAGCATGAACAGCTGGGGTATTATTAGCTACGCTAGCTATAGTATTTTCACTAGGCATTTTAAATCCTCATTTAATGAGACGAAAATTAGTTAGTTACTGAACCTGAACCTAAAGGATTAATAGGAGCTGGGTTAGCTGTACTGCCCATATCTTTAGTAATACCTAGAGCGCGGTTCTTAGCTTCTTCTGCTTGAGCTTGTTTAAACTCGTCGTAAAACTTAGCACGTAAGATAGCCATAGGATCTCGATTAGCTGTAGCCACTTTACCCCCTTTAGTTACATAAGGATTACCTAAAGCAATTTCGCGATCTAAGAACTCAATAAGATCTTCGTCTTTAGTAATAAATAAGTAATCAGAAAAGCGAATACGGCGGCCAGTAGTACTAACCATCTGCATAGATACACGAGAAGAGTTATATGTTTGATACTCTTTAGGTGCATCTAAGTCATCTACGTTAGCTATAGGAGCAGTGTTAGGTACGTTAACTAAGCCAGCAGCCTTCTTAGCCTCTTCAATCTTAGCCGCATTAACATCTAAAGCTGGAGGTACAGAAGGAGCTTTAGCGATGGCTGGATTAGAAGCAGAGTTAGATTTAGTAGAGGAAGTAACTTTATTGTCAGACATGTTTAAATTCCTGGTGTAATGTATTAGGTGTATAAGTAGCTAAGCACCCTGTATAGAATGCTTAGCTTGGAAGTTACTATTATCTAGTATTAACCAACTGCTGCTGCAGTAAGGTTACGGATAACAGCATTGGCTGGAGTGTTTTTAATAACAGTTGTTAATTCAGTAGTAAGAGTACCGCCTACTGCATCAATACCATTATCTTGAGCTTGGTTGCCAGAAGTATTAAACTCCATATTCTGAGTCTTACGGCCAGCTAAATAAGCAAGACGGAAAGTAGGAAGATCAACAGCAACTGCCATTTTAGCCCAGGTAGTATTAGAGTTAAACAATGGGTGCTCAATAATACGGAACTTACCTCGCGCCATAGTTAAAGTAGAGAACTGCAAACCAAAGTTAGTCTGTCCATCTACAAGCTTATATTCACCGTTAACTCGACCAATCTCATTAATAACTACTTTAGCTGTACCGCCGACAAACAAGACACGCTCATTAGAACCTTTAGGATCTGTAGACTGATTAAAGACAGGATCTAAGAAACCTTGAAGTTGAGTAAAGTTAGTAGTTGCGCCAGCAGTGAAACTGTTAACTGAACCGCCATAGATAGGAGGGTAGAAAGTAGGATCTTCTATCATAGCAATCAAACCATCCATTGTGCGGAAAGGTTGACCGTTACGAGTACCTTGAGACTTTTGGCCAAAGAAGATAGCTTTCTCAATATCACAAGCATGGAAAGCTGCACAGTCTTGACGGTTCTCAGCGTCAGTAGTACCTCCAGCAATAACTTGAGTAGCTTTAGCTGTGCCTGAAATAGCCCAGGTATTACGGAAGATCTGAGTTAAGTTAGTTACACGTACAGGAATAATGTTATTAGCATTAGGTCGTTGTGAACTCTCTTCAAACGCAGTACCTACTTGATAAAAGTCATCATTATCAAATAAAGAGGCTGCGACTACTCCCCCTACAGAGCGTGTA